AACCATAGAATATTTCTTACTACATTCTAATAAATGTTTTCTAGTGTTATTAAATACATCTTTTCCTTTAAGTGAAGCTTCTGAAAGACAAGTTAAAGCTGATAAACCAATTGTTGATGGATCATAATGAATTCCTTGATTTCGTCGATATTTATAACGTTTTGAAGCCTTACACCAATTTAACATTTTTATAAAACAATTATCTTCTAAAGCACCGACTAAAAATTTTTGTTTAGCACCATTTAAGTTTACTTCTATATATTCAAAACTACGTTTAAGAAAAGTTAATTCATTTAAAGGTTGCATAGTTAATTCTGTTTCTTTATCTGCTGATGTAATTGTAAAACCTATATTATTTAAAACTTCTTGAATATTAAAAGGGTTATACCAATCTAAAACCTCTGAACGTATTGTTTTAATTAAATCATCTCCGAATGTTGCATCTGTGGTATAATCGTCGTATTTATAAAATTTTTCTAAACAATGTTGTGCTGCTAAAACTTTCCAAGCATATCTCATATTTAAATTACCAGCAATATTATTTTTACCACCAGTATCTTCGCCTCCTGACATTAAACCACCAGGACATTCTATAATTAAATCGTTGACTAAAACTAAAGGACTATTTTCTTGTTCGTGTAATTTACGTCGTATATCATCATCTTCTTGCTTCCAATTTGGATCTGTTTCTCTGTAAATATTATTATAAATTTTATGATATCGTTCTAAAAATTGTTTTGGATGCGAAGAGTCAAAACCTGTATAATCGCAATTCATTCCTAAATTTCCTGTCTTTAATAAATATTTATGTAATTTAGCGTATTCATGTGAAGAAGCATTAATTCCTATTTTAAATGGTATTGAAGAATTTACGTAAGTTAAAAGTGCCTGTGCTGCTCCAAAATATTGTTTCATAACCATAAAATGATATAAAGGACCCATTTCAAAAATCCTTGTTCCGCAATCTTTAATTTTCTTAATTTTTAAGACTTCATCTTTCTTCTGTGCGACGTATATTACAGCAGTTCTTCCTTCATGTGTTTTAAGATAATTTAAATATGAATTGACATCTGATAAAATTTGTTGACCTTTTTCGTTTTCTGCAAATTCGTACTTACAAGTTTCAATATTAAAGAAGAAAGCATCAGCCTTATGTGTCATTCCTCCGCATTCATAAGAATGAGGATATCCAACACCACTACTCATATTAAGGCTAGGAGAAGTAGAATAATATTTACAACCATTGATTACTTCATCCATAGTTAAGATTTTAGATTGCATTCCTGCTCTTCTGATTCCTTCTAATAAAACTTCTGACAATTCTTCAACACATTCATCTAAATATTGTATATTAATTTCTTTTTGTTCTTTAGCAAATTTATTTAAACCTTTAAATAATATATTTTCACAAGGTATTTCTAAACGAGGATCTTTTTCTGATAGAACTGAAGGTTCAAAAACACAAATATCAGCTGTTGAAAATGGAGAAGGATAAATTTGGGTTTTATCACTAG